TTGGAAGGCAGGGACTCTACCGTTGAGTTACTTCCGCAAGTGGTGGGGAATGTATTCCCCGACGCATCCTTCACACGGATGAACATATTATAAAGGAAAGATGTTATCTGGTCAAGCCCCCAGTCGGATTTGAACCAACGACCTACGCTTTACAAAAGCGTTGCTCTACCGCTGAGCTATAGGGGCACACCATCTATATTAAAAAGAGTCACCATCCCATAGTTTCTTCTTTACACAGTCAACATGTCCTCTAAGATTGTAGGAAACTATTGTACGTCTAACCTCTGATTGATTAGGCAAAGATTCATGTGTAAGAGTTGAAGGGAAAATAATCATGTCACCCTCTTGGACTTCAGGCATGAAGTCAACAAGGTTACCATCCCAAGGATTATTGAATGGTGAAATAAATTTTGTGGATGTGTGAAACTGTGGGTTGAATTCAACATAGATTACTGAAGACCATCCACTGTGACCATGGTTGTGTAGACCATGGGAGTTACCTTTAAATGCAGTCTGAAACCACATATTAGTAAACTCTGCACGACGTTGCTGTGTAAAATCGGCAAGATATGGTTTGATAATGTCAATAACAACGTTTGAATATGTAGGAAGATTATTATTCTTAATCACCTCAAAGAAGTCTGTATAAAGACCCACATCCCGATCCAAGTGTTCCTGGTTCAGTTTAGGAAGTGACTCCAGAATACGTTTCTTGTTTTCTTTCCAATTGGCAATATGATATTTTACCAACGGAACAGAAAACATATCATAAATGTATCCCATCACACTATCTGTATTGAATGGGAACTTCCCACGGACAATTAGGTTCTCTATAACTGTACCATCCAGTAATTATGTACTTATCTTCATAAGGAGCAATTTCTCCCTTATGAGTGTGTGTTGGATCTGAAGGCCAAATTAAAGTTTTTCCCTTCTTAGGAGAAACTTTGCCTTGGTACATAAATTCTGTCCCTCCACCAACCTCAATATCATTGAGATAAGTCATCCAAACTAGCATTCTATTACACGCAGGATATCCTGATTTAGTCCGTTCAGAATGCCATTTAAAAAAACCTTCACCAGGTTTATACCACTGAATATTAAATGGTTCAATTATAGTCCAAGAAGATACGCTGTAAGGAATATATTTTTTAAGATATTTAATTCGTATTTTACGAAGTTTTTTTAAATACTTAGAAACCGCAGGACACTCTTTTACATTTTTATTGGAAAAAGTAAAATCTGTAGATTTCTTAGCAACCTCAAATACACGAGAATCATCATATTCCCCAGTTGTAACATTTCCTGGTTGATAATTTGCTCTTGCATACTCGGAATTTACAAACCAGTCAACAAGTTCATCACAAATGTTTTCATCAATTTGATCTTCTAAAATAAAATCCATATTAATGAATAATTTAAATTATATACAAAAGATCAAACAGGTCATCCAGGATTCGAACCTGGGACATCCGCTTAGAAGGCGGAGGTTATATCCCCTTAACTAATGACCCAAGAGCACTTTAGAAGTATAGCACTTGATACAAATCAAGTCAAGCTAAATAAAAACAAAACGACTCTATAACCATGAAAGCAGGTCTATTTGCTTTTGCTATGTTATTAGTGACCGCAGGTGCATCTAATGCTGGCGGATTAGTATCAAAACACTCTACAAGTGTGCAACTTTCTGTTGACGCTGCTAGAACAACCGCATCGAGAATCGGGAGTTCGTTCAGTATTGCAGGCTCAAATATTGATACTACGGACGGTACAACTGCCAACACAGTTTCTGCCGGTACTATAACTAATGGCGTTTATTCACCAGGAACGATTGCAGCAACTCAAGATACTCCTGGAGCAGCATTCTCCTTTAGTCAATCTTACACACAGGCCGATGCAATCCCAACTAGTGCTCCTACCGTAGGGACCGTTGGCAATCTGACCGGACAGACATCATATGCTTCTGGCACTGCTGGTGATCTTGCCGGTACTGTAACCTCAGCAGGTGTTCTTACGGTAACCGCAGGCGGACCTGGATCAAGTGCCGTGGGACAATTTGTGTCTGAAATTACAGTTATTGACTGAGGTTAAATAACAATGACTAGATTACAGGAAGCAATCGGTGTAGGGTTGATTCTTGGTGGAATTCATGGTTTGGTACAACCTGCTCAATCGGTCCCGGTTGTACCAAACTTTACCCAGGGCTCAATGTCTAGCCATACAGAAACTACATCTAAGGTTACTGAAACCATAAACTCCATGGATTACAACACTGGATATCAATATTCAGCTACAGGTAGTGGAGTAGAAACAACAAACGGGTCTTTAAGTCCCGAAACTAGTAATGTAAACGTAACTATTAACGGAGTGACATCATCATGGACAGGGGTAACAGCAACTCCACAATTCAAACAATCAAATCCTGGAGCAGCGTTTCAGTTTACAGAAACATACTCGGGTCCTGGTTTACAAAATCATACAATTATTCAGAGAGAGACCGAGGTCACAAGCGTAACAGACACTACAAGTATATTCCAACAGTAATAGCACTCCTATTTGCAGCACCAGTCAATGCAGAAACTGTTGGTGGTGTATCAGCAACAGCATCCCCCGTCGCAAATAGTTCAGGCTCGGTGACCAATCAGGCGATCCAGGTTTTACAAGGTCCATACATCACTAATACTTATGGGGGAGGTATTCAGTGCCAAGGTCCTACCGTCAACTTCACTCCATTTATAACAGGATCAGTTTCTGCACAAAAACCATTTGAAGGTTACTACGATACTCCAGTTTTTGATATGAGAGATTTAAGTGGAGCACTTGACAATGATGGAAATGATATTGCAGATGGTGCTCCAGACAATCCAGGTGATATATTATTTTATCAACCAACCAGAACTGGACAAAAGGATAATTACAACTTATCACTAGGTTTTTCTGCAACTTGGTCTACACCTATGGATAAGAAACTACAAGATCAATGTAAGCAAGCAGCTTCTGCTAACATCGCAATGATGCAGCAATTAACTGCCAATAAAAGATTAGATTTTGAGATTGCGAGACTAAAAAATTGTGGTAATTTAATAAAAGAAGGTATTCGTTTTCACCCCAAGAGTCCGTATTATGCAATATGTGCGGATGTCATAGTTGAAAACGTTACTCATATCAAACAACACCATCATACTATTCCTTCCCCTTCAGTTTCCGAATCGCGTGTGAGCGAATCCGCTGCTGATCTCGGCGCTCCTTTGACGACTCTACCTGGGTCTTCTTTCCCCGTAAGGTAGTAATTTTCTTCATTACCTTTTTAACAGTTGGTTTAATAACTTTCAATAATAAATCTGCTAAGGGTTTTGCCAATAAAGCAGAACTTGTAGCTACAACGGCAATAGACGCAGTTGTAGTCACCATCCCTGCTGATGGTATATTTTGAACAATCTGGTCGGGAATAGATAACTCCTCAAACACGGGGAGACATTCTTTCCCGACCATTTCATATTTGACAAGTTTTTTATTTCCCTCTACAATTTTCCCTACAGGATCTTTTAATTGCTGAGCTCTAGTAGGACACTCAGGCATGGGTGCCTCAGTCTTAGGGATTTTTGGTACTGATGTATCTGGTGCTTCGGGTTTTGGTGGTGGAATTTTAGGAAGTTCTGATGGGCGTATATTTGTTTTCTCTGGTTCAGGATTATAATTTATAGGATTAAAAGATGGCATACCACCATCACAAAAAATCTTAGCTCCCTTAGGATCATCTCCAGTAAGATTATCATTCTTACCTTTTTTATTCTCAGCGTGTGCCTCAACACACCCAGGCATATCAATAATAGGTACTCCTACCGTCTGTGTTACTGGAACAAAAGGTGGGATTGCCTGTGGTGGTGTTTCCATCCAGACTGGAATATTTACATTAGTAATTTCCACGTTTTTAACGTTAATATCACGTATTTCTGCCATTAGGGCAGTCTTAGTCCAGAACCAGGAACAGCACCACCTGTTACCTCAGGCAACTCAGGCATTGCTGCATCCATCATTCCAGGAAGTGCGCCAGCAATTGCTTCTGTTGCTGCAGCAGCAATTTTTTCTTTAGCGTTCTCGATCATTGCGTCCTTGTTAAGATAAACATAAGTACCGCCACCAACAACGGCAGCAGATACAACAAAAGACGACAACGCGAGTACATTGATTACTTTTTGCATTAGATTAACGTACCTTTGGCACGGCGAATTTCTCTTAGTTCTTCAAAGTTTTTCTGTTTTGTTCCACCATCATAAGACCAAGCATAACCTTCCTCAATCATTAGTTCGTTCAAGGAAAGTTCACTGTCTCCAATATAAAGCCATCCGAGGAGACGACCATACTTACCCATACCACCAACAAGCTCAGTGCGGATAATAAGATCGTCATCCCCACTAATGGCACCATCCAACTTCTCTTTGAGCCAATTCGTTGCTTCAATTCCCAACTCCTTTTCTTCAAGGTCTCTGGTCCTCTTTTCTGGTGTATCAACACCAGCAACTCTAACTCTCTCTTTCTTGAAGAGGTCAAATCCAAGATCAATAGTTACGTCAATAGTGTCTCCATCAACAACTCTATTGATTTCAACTACTCGGAAGTTGTAACACGACTTCCTGCTGGGTGGTATCATTGCTCCCATTTTTTAACTCCTTTGAATCTGCGTCTTGTGGCAATGCAACAATAATTCCAATAAGAGCTACTGCTGCGCCAATGACAGCAGATGCTCTCTGAATCCAAATCTTGTTGTCTAGAACTTGTTTCTTAATTTCTTTAATTTGTTCTTCAGTCTTATCTATACGACTATGAACCATCTCAATTCGACGAATAGCATTCTCTAGAGTGCTGTCCATTACAGCAATCTTTGTATCCTGTTCTGCGTCTTTATTTGTCAGATCGCTCATCATCTAACTCCTTGAATGCCATACTCATAATTGTATATATGTAGTAAGCAACGCCAGCAAGGAGTATTAATATGGAAATGATAATACTCCAAGTAATATCATTAGTATCAGCAAGAGGTCGCAATACTAAATTCATTAACAGTCGTTAAACATAGAACCAACTTGGGATCCAATAGTTTCTCCTGCACTATTACCAAATAAAGTTGCCCATCCTGCCGCTAACCATCCAATGTAAGGAATGTTCATGACAGCAGGAGCGACTAAACCGGTGGTAATGGCACTACCTGCCATCGCACCTTGTGATCGTGCTCCAGCGTCCGCCACGATACACTCTATGTCTTTTGCAGACTTTCCCTCGCCTGGTAAAGAGGCACCTCCCATATTACGAACGCCTTCCATAGTGTATTGATCGCGACGATATTCATTACGATCTTCAAAGAGCTCACTACCACCAAAGAATCCTTTCTTATTCTTAGTTTGAACTAAATCAACAGATCTTTCGGACTCTAAGAGTTTGGGATCATTTGCTTTATATTCTATCCTATAACCTTCCTTACCTGCCTCTATTTTGTAAGAAGAATATGGAGTGCCACGAGGGATATTAATCGTTGGAATTTCAACGACTCTTCTAGGTTGTCGGATAAGGTGTCCTAAAACACCAATATGAGCAATTGCTACGAGACCGCCGATACTAATTGCGGTCCATTTAAGAGAAGGTTTCATATCACATCTTGTATGGAGGTTGATCTGAATCAGTTACGATTTTGATAGGTCCTTGCTCAAGTCTAATAGTTTGAGCAGGTGCGGTTTCTTTAGCAGCAGCAATTAATCTTTCAATATCTGCTTTTGTAATTCCACCACCAGCACCAGCTGCGATAGCACCACCATTCTGCATCTTCATAGTACCATCACCAGACTTCTTCGCTGTCTGGACGCCAAAAGTAGCTAAAACACCAGTGAATACACTGGCTATGAAAGTTGGATCGATCTTTTGCTGTGGTAGATTTGGGATAGTGACATAGTTTAATGTGAGAATACCACCGGACCAAACAAGAATCCCTAAACGAACAAAAGTTGAAAGAATGGCAAGGTGCTCCTCAGAGTCCTCTACCTTTTCTTTCAACTTTCCGAAAGGTCCTTTTTTCTTTTCTTCTTTTACTTCTTCTTTCTTTACTTCTTCAGGCATGAGTCGCGAGCAAAGGCAACTCTATTTAGAGAGGTAACCTTTTTCAACCAACCATTCACGAGTCATCGGTGTGGGTTCGTAGTCAGTCCACATAGTTCCAGCAGCACAAGATTCAAGTGCTCTCGCAGTCATACCTTCAGTGTGTCCTGCCCAATACGCTTCTTTTTCCCAGGGAATTGCCTTTGGTTGTGACTGATAGGCACTCTTTGCTATTGCCTGATACATCTTGGGAACACTCTCTTGATTATGAATAATGGCAATAAAATTGTTCTCAATTGTTCCTGCCATACAATCCTGAGCAGCGTGCCATCCTTCATGACGCATCACCGACATCATGGTGCCAGGGCGATGCATATGAGCAACATTCAAGAAGAAGTTATTACTTACAGTATGATAGACACCACGATGACCAACTGGAAAGTATCGCATATCTGCTAGAAAAACCTTAGCTCCGACCTTATTAAGTGATCGGACGAGAGAGTCAAACTCATCAGC